CAGGGGATCTTACTAATGACCACCATAAAATCCCTAAGAACAACGAAAGGAAAGCAAAATGTATTACACAGCTGTTATTCAGCAGATTTTTGGTAAGGCTTCAGAGTTCATTGACTACAAGGCAAAGCTGAACCCGATGGGGAGCGCTCTATGAAAAAATTATTGACCCTCGCTTTCCTTCTCCCCCTCTCACTCTACGCACAGGAACTCACCGCCGATTCACCCGCAGTCGAACCCTCCGTCTTCTCCCAGGTTGCCGAAGCTCTCTGGGCTGGACTGGCGATCATCCTTGGTTTCCTCTCGACCCGTGGTCTCCCACTGTTAAACGCCTGGCTTAAACAGGTGATGCACTTCAGGGGCGCTGGAGTTGTCGCTGATGCTTTCACTCAGGCTCTCGGCGAGCTTTCCCTTGAGACTCAGAAGGCGCTGTCTGATGGTGTGATCACTAGGGACGAATGGAAAGTTCTTAAGACTCGTGCTCGTGAGATCGCCCTCAGCCGCCTTAAGAACCTCAGTGGTTTCTACAAGAGTGACCTTGTTACCTGGGTTGACGACCAGTTGGATGTTCTCCTGGGAAAGCTCCTCTTGCGGATCTGAACCTACAGGGCTTCAGATTCCGTAAGCGACTATTGACAAAGACCATAGGTTCACTCTCCATTGGTGCTAACACTAGTGGGGAGTGGGCCATCTGGCTCGACTGGAGGTACTAACCTATGACAATCGAATGGGAATTTATGGATTCCGAGATGCTCAACTGTGGCCCAGTGGCTCTCGGTAATGCCATTGGCATCGACCCCTATATCGTGAGGCACTCATGGCCTGCCAAGTGGAAGAATCCAAAGTCCGACATGATGCTCGGGATAATTCCTCTGGATACTCCCTGGCACCACATACAGTGGATGACCAAGCAGGGCTATACCACTGTGGTCTTCAGTGATACCTGGGAAGATCTCTGTGGACGTATGAAGCCTGAGCGCACGGTCATACTGATGCACGATCCTTCGTCCCCCCTGTTGAAGCAGCACTGGGCGAGGATCGTTGGGATTGACTCTGAGGGATTCCTAGTGGATATGCGAGGTTCCAACAGAGTTATCCAGCGCTTCACCCGTAGCCAACTTAAAGAATACCTATGTTCTGGATGGCCATTCAGTGCTTACACTGTGGGTGGCCCTCCCCGAGATTTACCCAGACTCAACTGGTGGCAACGCCTGTTACTCTGGATAACCAAGTAGATCGGAGGTCTACCCATGACTGACATGAAGTGCCCCTTCCATTATGACCACGAGAATCGAATCAAAAGACTAGAAGACAATAAGGTGAACCCTGGTATATGGCTGGGCATCTTCTCATTCCTGGGTGTGATCTTCACTGTCCTTGGTAATCTCGTTGGTCAAATCATTACGACTTACTTTAAGTGATTGGAGCCCCGTGGTTGAATCCAAATGAGGTCAGCCTAGTACAAACTAGGGAAACACTTTTGGAATTCAACCACGGGCCTCCTAGACCCCTTAGAAAGGATTTTGGTTATGGCCAAAGATTACAAAGTTGAACTTGATGAACAACTGGATATTCTACAGATAGCTGTAGTTAAACAGTTGGTTGCTCAAGTAAACGAAGGTGAGAACCTTCGGGCAGCTATTGACTTCCTGCGGTTACACAAACGAAGTGTACCTGAGACAGCAGTCATTACTGCCGGCAAGTCACCCAAGAGTATCTTGGATGAACTTGTGGATGAACTAAAGTTGGAAGACGAAAAGACATTAAGGAGGTAGTCCATGCAGGCTACACCTAAGTTAACATACAAAGATATCCTGAGGGACTTCAAACAGTACCTCATTGTCAAGTGGCACTGGCTTGGTCTATCCAAGCCCACGGACCTACAGATGGAATTCGGAGACTTCCTACAGAACCGAAAGATCGACCGTAAGATGCTCAAGGCATTCCGTGGTGCAGCCAAGAGTTGGATCACAGCTAGCTTCTGTGAATGGATGTGGCTGGAGAATAGAGACTACAGATTCCTTCTGGTCTCTGGTAACCAACGTAAAGCCGACGAGATCTCATTGTTCATTCGTCGGTGTATCGACGAGTTCCCAATCCTTGAGCCAATCCGCTGGGCTGACTGGGAGAAACAACATGTGCGCTGGGGTATCCAGCAGTTCAACATCAAGGGTGCCCCACCGGACATAGCCCCCAGTTGCAAGGCGGCATCCATAGAATCTATGCTCACTGGGTCTCGTGCCCACCATATCATTGGTGATGACATAGAGACTCCCAACAACAGTTTGACTGTGGACGCCAGGGCTAGCCTGTTGGCCCAGGTGGGTGAGTTCGAAAGTATTCTCCTGCCGGGAGGCACGGTGACTCTCCTTGGTACACCGCAGTCCGAAGAGTCTGTCTACAATGAGATTGAGAACCGTGGGTATGCCTCTCTGATTGCACCACTCAGGGTTCCCACCGTGGAAGAACGTGGGATCTATCGTGACCGATTGAGCCCATTGATCGACAAGATGTATGCCGATGGGCTCCATGGTCAGTCCACTGAGCCCACCAGGTTTGACGAAGAGACTCTACTCCAGAAGGAAGCCGGGATGACCAAGGCTGCCTGGAGACTTCAGATGATGCTCGATACGTCACTGGCTGACGCCGATAGGTACCCCCTTAAGTTGAGGGACATACTGGTTATGTCTACCGATAGCGCCACAGGTCCGATGACCATGGCCTGGAGTGGACATGAGAAGCATAGGGTTCCAGGATTGCCGATGCTTGGGTTCACTGGGGACTACATGGTGAACCCCATGTTCATTGGTGACGATTGGAAACCCTATGATCGTAAGTTCATGTGGGTGGACCCCTCAGGTCGTGGGGACAATGAGACAGCATGGTTTGTCTTTGGTACCCTCGCAGGCAGGTATCATGTGCTAGACTTCGGAGGCACCACCGATGGTTATTCCGAAGAGACACTGGACATGCTAATTGACAAGGCCATGGAGTTCCAGGTGAACGAGGTGGCCTATGAAGACAACATGGGTGATGGTATGTTTGGGGCTATCCTGGGTGCACGAATGAAACTCAGGTACCAATGTGCAATCACTGGTAGACGCTCCAGTGGTCAGAAGGAACGCAGGATCATTGATACTCTTGAGCCAGTCATGAGATCACATAAGCTGGTCATCAATCAGTCAGCCCTTGAGAGAGACGCAGCTATTGACCAGAGGGGCTACTCCCTGGGATACCAGATCTCTCGTCTCACCAAAGAACGAGGGAGCTTAAGGTATGACGATAGGGTCGATGGTCTGGCTGGAGGTATTGCCCATTGCCAACAGGTGGCTGGGGTGAACTCCAAGGAAGCCGTTGAGTTAGCTCAGAAGTTAGAACTGGAGAAGTCTATTGATAACCTATTGGCCAACAGTCAGACCTTCAGCTTCTTCAAGGACCACCAGGGTGCAATCATAAAGCAGCTACCTCCAGGACTTGGCAAGGGTAGACAAAAGTTAAAACTCAGGAGACCTATATGAAATTGATTATATCTGCAGGACATTCACCAAGGATCAGTGGAGCCTTTGCCCTTAATACTAAGGAATACGACTTGAACTACCAGATAGCCCGTGGGGTCTTTGATCAACTTAAGGTTGACCCAGAGATCAATGTTGAACTCTTGAGTCCTATGTTATCTCTCAGTGATAGGGTGAAGTACCTTAAGTCTCTACCCACTGGGAGCTTCCTGGCCATTGAGTTCCACCATAATGTATTCAATAGTAAGGCCCGTGGGTCTGAAGTTTACTACAAGGCTGGAGACAAACAAGCGTTCGACTTTGGTAAGAAACTCCTGGAAGCTACATGTGAACGCACTGGACTTAAGAACCGTGGGATGAAACTGGCTAGCGCTAGTGCCCGTGGTTCCTTGGCCTGGGTGGGTACTCAGGGGTGTCTACTCTGGGAAGTATGCTTCATGGACAATAGGGAAGACCTTGCACTTGTCTACAATGAGTGTGATACCTTTGTTAAAACTGTGCTTGAGTATATCAAGGAGAACCTACGCTAGGCCACCTAGGAGCCCCGTGGTTGAATCCAAAGGATGTTCCCCTAGTACGAACTAGGTAGACCCTTTGGGAATTCAACCACGGGCTTCCTATAACATCCCCCTAAGATATGTTGATAGAGGGGGGTAAAAACCTAGGCTGTAACTATGATGAATCCTAGAAAGTCTAACGAAGTCAACCCTAAGGGGCGAAGGGGAGGAAAGAGAACCCTAGGGTTTACCTAAGGTATACTAAGGTATCCCTAAGGTTACCCATAGGTGACTAAGTGGGCCCCAGGGTTTCCCTGGATTCCAGCGTGAGCTTTCCCCTGGGGATACCACAGTGTGACTAAGTGGACCATGGGTTCCATGGGCCCACGGGTGACTATGTGGACCATCGGTGGCAATGGTGGCTGGGGGTAACCCGTGTGACTTGAGTGTCACAGAGGGGACAGTCCAAATGATTTTTGATCCAGAAGTGTCCTGGGGTGCCCTCCTCCGGAGGAGCCCATCGTACCCCCCCATGGTCAGCGGTTCTACGGGCTACCTGGGTTCCGCTTGTGGAGCCTGTAGACACGATGGTATGCCTGAAGTGAGCCAGTAGAGCGCATCTAAGGCACCCTCGAAACAGGTTGTACTAAT